TCTAGCAGCTGCTTTTTCTTCAGCTGTCTTAGCGTCAGCTACCCCCTCTGATCTATTAAATTCTATTTGAGCAATAGATAACGCATGTGTGGACCAACCTACACCACTGAAAGAAGGATTCTTATAACCAAATGTTAACTCACTAGCCTGGATCGATGTGGTTAACAGTAGTAGTATTATTCCGACTAGCCGCATTTCTCTCTTGCTCCTGTAATATCATATCAAGCTTAGCATTAAGCCTAATCAGATCATTATCTAACATTCTAACTCTATCAATTAATGCAATTAAAGTCATATGACTATCACCAATAACAGGGTCTACCTTTGTTGACACCCATGTCCATATAAAATATATGAAGTAACCCATAGCGCCTGCAGCGATAATAGGGAAACCATAATCGCTAATTAATTGTCCTATAGAATCCATTAATCTCTCCTAGCATCTGTTTTACCATCAGCTCGTGCTATTCGGTCAACATCTGGTCGTATATTGAAAGCTTGACACATCTTTACATCTATTCGTATCAATTCACTATTCATTGTTTTAACTCTATTATCAAGAGCTTGTGCAAACATTCTTTGTTGCTTAATGTCGTCTAAAACGCCATCTAAAATAAAATTTAGGGTTAAGTAAACAAAATATCCAGCTGCACCCGCGCCAACAATTGGGAATCCAACTTCAGTGATTAAATCTAAATATGCTTCCATTCACGTGTGAGGTATGTTTACGTGAGTGCCAGGACAGGGATTACCCATATTATCCAGAATGCTATAACTATAAATCCTGCGATTATGTTATTTCGCAGTCTATGAGTCATATTAATCCTTTAGATCCAGCCTGTTAGTAGATGCCATACTGCACTAGCAGTATTACCTATAAGGTTAACTCCTGCTCTTGGTATAGCTATGATTTGTTCTGCACACCCTGAAACAATGAGTGCTGTAAAGAGTAATAGTATTAGTAAATATAATTTTTTCATATTATCCTGTTGGCTCCGCATTAGTAATCTGTGTGTTAATATTACCTGTACCTGTAGCATTAAGTGCAGTAACGTTAGTTGAAGCTACACCTGCTGTACTAATATTAATAGCCCAGGCGTCTAATAATGTCTTAAGATACTTCTGGTCAGCATTCCACTTAAAGCCTTTAGCTTGTTCTCCGTATAAAGTAGCTTGTTTACCTAAGATACTATTAGCATTAGGTGTCGCATCAGTAGTTTGTAATGTTTGCCCGTATTCAGTAACTTTCTTTTGATTTATTAAAAGTACTTCTGCATTAGTCTTTTCTGCTCCAACTGCATATTGAACAGATTGCTGTAAAGCACTCTGCATTGCACCCAAGTAAACAGTTGCAAAATCTCCACCAGTTATTCTACCTAATTGAAATTGTGCTTCTAAATGTGTAGTAACGGCTTCCATTAAGTCATCAAAGACTCCACTACCTGTAACTACATTATTAGTGACTGTTAAACCACTACCTTGAGTTAACGTTGCATTAGTTAAAGTTGGCATAGTATTATCCTATTGATCCAGTTGACTTTTGTTTAACTCTTAATTTTTCTATTTCATCTTCAGTTAATGGAGGAAGTACTTCAACATTAAAAGCTTTAATATTTGTCGGTTCCATGAATTCTTGATTATTTCGTGTAACTTTTTTAAATATTTGACATTCTGCAGCCATAAGATGTTCATAGAGAACATTAGGTATATGCCAACCATCTTCATTGTTGTAAGGAATATACTTTTTAACTGATTTACCGTTATTAAGTGCTTTATTACCAACTGTAAAGATATCGCCTGCATGATCACGTTTAAGAGGGTTGTTTGATCTAACAATTACACGTATAAGCTTCATAGCTTCTGTTTGTCTTAAACCTTCTAATTCAACACCATTAAATTTAAAATCTACTATATCATCATCCTTTAATATAGTAACTCCCATTTCTTTTGCTAGTTCTTCATCAGTTTGACCTTTTGAAGTAATAGAAATATTATTATCAATAGGAGTGCCTTCTTGTGTAGCTTTTAAAGCTTTCTCTAATTTCTCACGTTTACTATTAAAGTGCATTTTTACACCGTGATTACTTAATTCATCACTAATTTGTTTGGATGTCATTTCTTCAATTTGCATATTATCTCCTTTAAAAAATCTTCCCCACATACGAAGTATGTGGAGAAGATAAGAAAACTTAAATTAAGCTTTCTTAGTCCAAAGAATACCTAGGCGTTCAGGACGTAGAGCCATGAAACCATAGTACCATTTGATTGAATAAAACCCTTTTTCACCGTAAGGGTCATTTACGTCCGCAGTCTCTTTACCTGGCTTCTTGTGAGTAGTAGTGAATTTCAAAGTCTTACCATCAGTTTGGAAACCGATAGTAGTAAATGAACCATCACCAACACAAAGCATTGGGTAAATATCAACACCCGATGCACCACCACCTGTATCAGACAACATTTCAGGAACTACAACAAAACGGAATTGGTCCACTGAACCAATTTCACCATTTAGAATTGTAGTAGCATCAGCGTACTTTTCTACACCAATGAAACCTGAACCTACAGCAGAACTAGTATCAATTCCTTTCATTTTACGAACTAAAGGAATTAAGTCTGGACCAATGTACATAACACGTCCACCCATTACAGTTTTAGTGTCAGTCATACGAGAACCTGAAATTATCTTAGTTGTTCTTGGAGTCTTGTTGTTATCCAAGGCAATAGATAAAGTCATTAGGTCATCATAATCAACGGCTGCAGCTACAGTAGCTTTAGTTGTTACTACACCTGGATACTGAACAGTACCGTTTGTAGTAGCTTCGTTGATTAGGTCTTTTTGCAATTGAGCTTCAGTTAGCTCCGTTGCACCTACCATCATTTCTTCAGTTATATGAGATAGTAGCTCAGAATCTGAATCGAAATCCAATGATTCTTGAGTGTACTCAGTGAAGAAACCTTGCTTGATAAGTGAACCAGTTATCTGTGTACGTGTGAAACCGACACGGTTAACTCTTCCACCATTCTCAGTTAATGCAGGTAGACGATCAGCGATTACACCAACATCTTTTGATGAACCGTAAATGTTACCATACATTTGCTTAGTGCTACCATCTGCACCAGCTGCAGTAGTTGCATTAGCTTGAGTTGCATAATAACCAGCATTACCACCAGCTGCAGCATTCCAACCAGTACCACTTGTTTGTAGTACTCCAGCTTTATTCCAAGCCATAAACCTAGTAGCAAGTTGAATTAAACCATCAGCATCAATACCTTGATCTGATGTATTTAAATCATCTAGTAATGGATGATAAACATCCTGTTTAATTGTTTTACCGTGATGTTTAGGCATAGCCCTTACATCTGCTAAAGGCATAAAGTACTGAATATCACGTACTTTAATGAGCGCTTTTTTAAAGTAAAAGTCAGTCCGCGCTTGAGGACCGACATTACTGGCACCATTGGCGCCTGTTCCGTATTCTAAAGCCATTTTAAGCTCCTATAAACATTTGAAAGAAAAAGATTACACATCAGCTAATTTCATAAATTCTTCGTCCGACATATTAAGAAAACTTCTCGGACCAGATTTAGCTTTACTTGTAGTCTTTTTTGTTGCTGCTGCAGCTTTACGCTTTTGTTGTATCTCAGCAGCATCCTTTGCTTTAGTCTTAGGTACAGATGCGTTTATAGATGTTTTATTTTCAATTTCTGTTGATAAAGTGCCTTTTTGTTGAAGATCTTCAGCTACCATTCTATAAGCTTCTACATCAGGGATATTGATTAGCCTTCCTAATGCTCTTTCTCTATCAACAACTGATATGACTTTGTCATAAACTCCATTAAAAACATGTTCGTTTATAATTGAAATAATAGTTGGGTTTTCAGATACTGTTTTTCTACTTTCTACATCCCACTCTTTTTGTAAAATAGATATGGTTTTTTCGAAAGAAGGTGTATCTTTAATATCATCTATTACTTGGTTTATTGCAAACTCTTTATCACTAACACCATAATTATTAGGTTTATAATTTACATCTACATCGTTATCTATATCTAACGGATCAATACCACTATCCTTTATAAGTTGGGCAATTGCTTTAGGGTCTCTTTTAGCTAAATCAATTAGGTTGTTAAGTTTTTCTTGACTTAATAAACCCTCTTTTTCTAACATATTTATCATTTTTAAATTAGGACTTAACGTCTTCATCTTATTATGATAATCGGCTCCTTTTTGCATTAAGGAAATTGCATCGTCAATATTATCGACTTGCATCATCCTTTTGCTAGCTTTAAATGGTGACATTATCCGTTTGTATGCATCTTCAAAATCTACTCCAGCAGTTTCTTGAGTATCCTCTTTCACAACTGTTTCGGTATTATCAGTTACATCTGTATCTTCAGACTCTGGTTCTTTAGCATCTTCTAATGTTTCGTCTTCTAGAGGAACACTTTCTTCTAGGTCAGTTACTTCATCTTCTGATATCTCTTCTTCAGATTCTTCCGTAGTACTTTCAGGCGCTTCAGCTTCTTCATTAGGTTCTACCTCATCAAGAGTTACTTCTTCGTCTTCACTTGCTACTTCTTCGGAAGTTTGCTCTTCTTCAGAAGTATCAATTTGGTCAGTCTCTTCTTGAGCAGCTTCTTGTTTTATTAATGCTTCCTCAAGTTGACTTAAATCTTGTTTTAGGAATTCTTCGTCATCCATTCCTAGGGGACTCTGTACTTCAGCCATTAGCTTAAGTCCTCCTGGAGGATTTCAGTCTTAGCAACTTCATCTTCTCGATAAGC